CGTTAGGTATTCCACTTGCAGGTATAGCAGGAACTGCTAAATTAGCAGGAGTTGCTGGCGGACCAGCTCAAGGACTTGGAGCTGCAGGTTTAAGTTTAGGTGGATATGGATTAACAGGAGGAGAAGGCATGGGAGCTGGCGGTACTCCATTACCTCCAGGAATGGGTCAGTTTGGAGGTGTTTCTCCTATGGGAGATCCTTTAAGTGTACTAAGTCCTTTAGGTTTAGATGCAGGTAGAAGATTAAGATCAGTAAAAGATGCTGAGACACTAAGAGATGCCACGAATATTCTTCTTCCAACAGTCAGGAAATTCTCTGAACAGGCTAAGAGAGATGACTTTGCTAGAGATATGGCTAGTGCTGGTATTAAACAAAACATTCTTACAAATGCAGCTCTTACTGAAAATATGCAGAGAGCTGGACTTAACATGGGAATGAATGCTGCAAATCAAGCTGGTGCAGCTTTAACTGCTAGATACAATTATTAATTATGTCAGAGCATACACTATCTGGTCTTGATCTTACAAACGGCAAGAGAGTGAATCTTAATTTCAATACAGGTGATTTGTTTCCTAATAGAAATCTGTTTGATTCCTCGAAAATAGCTAAAGAAATAACAGATAAAAAAAAGAAAAATAATACTGAGAAGGTTGATACTTTTGTTGAAAAAGTAGAAGCATCTTCACCTTATGAAATATTATCTGAAGCATATGGTGGGATAGAAAAATTACCAAGTAATTTTAAACCAATTACAGAAATAAAGGATAGTTCTACCATACTTAGTGAGATATTAGGAGATGAAAGCAAAAGAGTAGTAGATACCCAATTTGACGTTAAAGGGTTGAAAGATAATCAAGAAATTAGGTTAATGCCCTATACAAAACCTGAAGATGAAAAATATTATATAGCTGATAAGAGAGCACCTGCACCTTTTACTCTTGCTGGTACTCTTGCAAGTTTAATTGATACCCTTTCTTTTCAAAAAACTGATCTAGATAAATTAGGTACTACGTTTCAGCCTAGAATAGCAGGAATCAAAGAAAGACAAATAGATTTATCAGATCCTAAAAATTTCACACTAAGTAAAATTCAAAGTGATATTGTAAAAAGAGAATTAGTAGATAAAGGTATTGATACTGTAGAAGAAGATGCAACATCAGGAGTTGATAAAGCTACAGATAAATCAATAGAACAACAAAGAAAGCAATCAGCATTTGATAGAAGAGAGAGATTAAAAGATACATTGCAGACACAAGCTACAAATTTTGCAACAATACCTTTTTATACAAGATTATTAGAGGATGCTGCTAAAAGAAGATTAGAACTAGATAAGGCAATGTTAGGAGCCAGAGAAATGATGCCATCCAATATTCAAAACATAATGTTATCAAAGCAGTCACAGAGAAGTTTGGCATCGTCTGCTTTTGCGGAGGAAGCTAAAGCGATAGCTGCACAACAAGAAGCTGCTACTGGCTTTGGAGGTCTTGGAATGCAGCGTCGTTTTGGACAAGCTTAGAAGTTTGGCTAATTTAAACTTAAAGAGTTATTAGAGGTACAGCACCATGATGGGAGGAGGATCCCCACCACCACCACAGATAATATATCCACCAGCTGCTCCACCACCAGCTCCTACTACGCAGGTTCCAACTCAGGCTCTTGCTAGTCAATCTGCTTTAAATGAAGTTAGTGGAAAACAGCAAAGATTGAATATGGAGTTAGGTGCTCAATTAGATAGAACTAATGCAGAATTCTTTACTGGTCAGGATATACGTCGTGGTCAGGCTTCTGCTGCAGAAGATCGTCTAACTATCTCCAAAACAGCAGAGGAGAATCGTGCTCTTCAAAGAACTGCTGGTCAAGAGGCTCGTGCTCAGACCGCAGAAACTGGTTTACAGTATAGAAGAGGATTAGAGACTGCAGGGGAACAGGATAGAGCATTAACAAGAGAAACAGGTAAGGAACAGAGAACAACAGACTTGCAAAGAGAGATGTTCCGTCGCTATAAAGAGAATAGAGATTTCGAACAGGCTCAGAGCCAATACAGAACATGAAGAAATGGATTCAGACTTTATCAAACAAAGATCGTGAATCCTTTCTTGAATTTTGTAAAAAAGCAAGTTCTCCAATACAGATATATTTATTTTCCCGTTTTTTAGGTTTTCAAGGGACAGTTGTGGAATGCAACGAGTGGTCTACAAAAGAATTTAAAAAACGAAATTTTAATGTAGTTTTAGAATCTGAAATAGATAATATGCAGATTGATATAAATAAATTACGTGATGCAATTGATATGGGAATCGTTAAACAAGATATGGGTGCAGCAAGAATAGCAATGCTCCAAAAAGAATTACGTGGAGCGATAAAACAAATAGAAGATAAAAAGATTTTGCAGGATAAACAAGGATTAATTCTCGCTGGTGCAGACAGAGCATTACGTGAGATGTTATCTATCTTTAGAGATGATCCAATTGAAGGACCTTTACAGGAAGCATCAATGGGAGTGTGGACAAAAATTCTTCAGGAAGAATCTTAAGCAGAAGTACGCTAAGCTACATTTATGGCAGGTACAAGTATTTACAGTGTCTACAGGCGTACAGCCAGGGCAGCTGCAAAACAACAAGTAGTTAAGAAAACTTCTAATGTTGATATAGAAAAAGCTAGAAAAAATTTTGCATATTTTTGTGATGTTGTAGGGGGAAAACCTCCTGCGAAACACCACCTTGAGTGGCACAAATATCTTTGCACAGGAGATGATAGTGAATGTCTAAAAAGTATTGCTGGTCCTAATATCGATATACTAGCTCCTAGAGGATCTGCTAAATCTACTGTATTAGGTTTATATACGGCATGGTCAATTGGCATTCATGCTTTAAATAAAATGCCATTAAAAATTTTATATATTTCTTACACAGTAGATGTAGCTAGACCAAAGAGTGCAGCAATAAAAAGAATAATTGATGAAAGTAAAGTTTATAAAGAAATTTTTCCTACAGTAAAGATTGCTAAAGGAATTAATTCGAATGAGTATTGGAGTATAGATTGGAAGTTCGCAGGGATAAAATCTACTGGTGAAGAAGAGTTTACTGTTTGTTGTGCAGGATTAAAAGGTGCTGTTACATCAAAGAGATCTCATCTTTGCATAATTGATGACGCAATAAAAAGTGCTGATGATATTAAAAATAAAGATATTCGGCAAGCTATGGAAGACAACTGGAATGCTGTTATTGTTCCTACCATGTTTGAAGGTGCAAGAGCCATTTGTTTAGGAACTAGATTCAGACATGACGATATTCATAGTAGTACTTTTCTTCCTGCTAATGGATGGAAACAAATAGTCCAATCTGCGATAACTGTAGATAAAGAAGGTGAGGAAATCTCATACTGGCCTGATATGTGGTCTTTAGATTATTTAAGTCAAAGAAGGAGAATAGCTCCAATAGCTTTTAGTTTTCAATATCAGAATCAAGTTGTTCAAACTAGCGAATTATCTCTATCCCCAGACTTAATTGTTAAAGGAACTATATCTACAGATTTTGATGCTTTAGGAGTTGGTGTAGATTTATCTGCTGGAGTTAGAGAAAGAAATGATTACACAGTGTTTGTAATGGGTGGCAGAGTAAAAGATAAAATCCATATTATAGATTGCAAAAGAGTTAGGGTGATGGGAAATTTAGAAAAATTAGAACTTTTAATGGAAATGATGGAAGAGTGGGGAGTAATTATGAAAGATGGTAAAAATTATTTTCCCACAGGAACTTCACTACATGTATGGTCTGAAGCAGTTGCGTATCAAGCTTCTTTAGAGGCAGATTTCAAAAGAATATGTCAAACAGAGCAAGGTTTATATAATTTAATTTGGCATCCAGTAAAAGGATTCCGTGGTGATAAGGTCGCAAGATTTCGTGGGATTATGGGACTTTTTGAACAAAGAAAGATTATCTTTAATAAGTATAGAAAGTTTGGTGCTTTGACAGATGAGATTGTAAATTTCGGGGTTAGCTCACATGATGATTGCGTAGATGCTCTAGTTTGGCTATGTAATGGGTTAATGACTCGTGGAAAACTTGAGTTAGAGTATTGAGGATTTAAACTAGAAGTACTAACAATGCCAGAACCAACATTTTACAAACTTGAACTAGAGCAAGATGCTTATGGTTCAGCTGTGATTTCGTTACCTGATGAGCTATGTCACGACATGGCACTTCAACCAAATGAGAGATTTGATGTTGAAGTTGATGGAGATGTAATTACTATGAAGCGTTTACATGCTGGTTATGTCATTGACCAATAGCAAAGGGATCTAATTAATGGAGAGTAATAGTAAAGCTGTTCTCGATGAGATGATTAAATCCGTCATTACTCGTGACGGAAAAGGATCAGCTGACACAATGCTGGTTAGTTCTCACTTATCCCAAATGAAGATGTTTGGTATAAGACAGGGAGTTGAGTTCTATCCACAACAAGATAATTTTGGAACACAAAGATTTGATTTCATTCAGCAGGTTATAAAATTTAATCAATTAGATGCAAGATTAGATGCAATATGGGATAGATTCTTGGCATATGGAAAAGGATTATTTTATATAAGACCTACCAAAAAATCTTACAGAATTTATTGGTTTAATAAAGACTCTTATAGAACATATTATTCACCTGAAGGAGAACTAGAAGAAGTAATTATTATTTATCCATATAAGGTTAAATCTTCAAAAGGTTTTGCAGGAGTTGGATTAAATACTGATAAAAGATATATGAGATTAAAAATTACTGCTACGGAAATAGAAGAATATCATGCAGAACAAGAAATAACTTTTGATCAAGAAAATACAAATTTTGCGACTTTTGATAAAAAAATTGTAGAAAACTCTATGGAGTTTATTCCATGTGTTGAAGTATTTAATAATCCTGATGCTTTCGGTACTGATGGTTCAGGTGAATTTGATTTTATTGCTAATCAAATTACTGCTCATGATGAGATGGTAAAAAATATAAGAGCAAACTTATCATTCTTTGGTAATCCAACTCTTCTATCATCTAGACCTAAACAGGATATTGTAGAAAGCGATTCTGAAACTGCACAAAGACCAAGTATATCTAGCCAGTCAGGATTTGCTTCAAATGTTGATTTATTTAGTTCTACTTATAAACAGGATCCAATAACAAGACAGCAACCTGGATATGCAGGAAGGCCAGGTAGTGGAATGAGAGTTCCTAGAGTTATTGCTAATTTAGAACCATCTGACAGAGTAGGTTTTATAACTCCAAATGCTGTTAGTTCTGATCAGGCTAGATTTTCTGAACAATTGAGAAGTGAGATTAGATTAGCTCTTGGTGGTATAGATGATTTAAGTATCACTAACGTAACAGCCACAGAAATTAAATCTGCTTATGGTCGTGTAAGTGCTACTGCTAAGAAAAAATGTTTACAGATTTATCAGTATGGAATTTGTAAAGTTTTTGAATTAATTATTTTTCAAGAAGAACAAATTTTTAGAAAATCCTTGGCGTTTGCTTCAGGCATAAAATATCCAGAATTACCTGAAACTGACGAAGATCCTAAAGCTTTAGAAAAGTATGAAAAACAAAAAGTTAAATACGAGCAAAAGCTTCAGCAAGCTATAGATACCGCAGTAGAGACAAGAGAAATTCCTGATGGTGTATTAGGACTGGCACCTGATGGAGATAGAACAGTTCTTTGGAGATGGATGGGTCCTGTTTATGAAGATACAGCTCAAGATAAACTCAATCAATCAATCTTTACTAGAAACCTTCAAGAATTGGGGGTTGATAGTATAGAAGCACTGAAGTACTTATTTCCTTCAAAAACTGACGACGAAATTGCAGCGATGCTTTCTGGTTTTCCGTTTAGAATGGTAGGTGAAGTACAGAGGGCATATTCCGCATTTATTGACTTAATAAATCAGGAGATGCGAACCCCACATCCTCAGCAGCCTAACTTACCGATGGCAGCTGATCCACGTTTGGATTTAACTCCATTCTTATATCGAACATTAGAAAGTTTACAAAAAGAGGTAACTTATGCAGGACGCTACCGCTCAGCAGACCCAATCAGCACCCCAGACATCCCCGACCCAGCAGAGCAGCTACGTGGCTCCTCAAACAGCCCAAGCTCCTTCCGTGGCGACTTCCCCCCAATGGGTGGCTCCAACACAACCCCAACAGGCTCCAGCTCCAGTAGCCCAAGCCCAGATGGGGGTACAAGGGATTCAATACAACCCTACGCAGTATCAGCCCCAGACACAACAGGCAGCCCCACAAGCGGAGAACCCTTACAAGGACGCATTTACGAAGGTGGTAGGACTCCTGAGTTCACCAGTCCAATTCCCGTTCCAGGGTCAACAGTCGACAGCGAACCCAGCAGCCGACCAAGCCAATTACGGATACCAACAAACAACCCCATACAGCAACGGGGGTCAGCAGACTTATATGCCTTCGAGCAACAACAGCCAGGCATACTCCAACAACTCTTCCCAAACTTCTCAGGAGATAACCAACGACCAGCTCCTAGCCAACGGGGTAAGCGAGCAAAGTCTTGAAGTAATTAATCATTTTGGTGCAGATGCTCCTGCAATCCTTAATAATTATGCTTGTCAGATTGAAGATTCTTTAATTCAGACAAATCAGCAATTACAAGAAGCTGTTGGTCTACTTAAGGAGATGTCAACAGAGCATAAAGCATATGAGCAAATCCTTACAGATCCAGATGTTTTAGCAGATTACACATGTGAGTTTTTTGGACCTGAAGGACCTTATCCAGTAGAAGATGAAGCACCAGCTGCTCCAACTTTTGCAGGTCAGCAAGTTCCTAACCCAGCTGCTGCACAAGGACAAGCTCAGGCTCAAGCTCCAGCAAGACCTCAAATGCCTGTTCCTCCACAGCCACAAGCTCCTACAAATTCACAGGACTTCTGGAAAGATTTCGGTGGGGCAGCCGATAGAGATCCACAAAATGCTTGGAGATATTTAAATGCTGCACAGCAGAATCCACAAGTATTCCGTGAGAAACTTCTCGTAATGGAATAATAAAAAAAGGGGTGATTTTTTAAATTTCACCCCATTTTATTTTTTAACTATGAAACATAAAAAAGCCAGCACTACAGAAAAAGCAGATAAATTTTTACAGAGTATAGGCACTGCTGGAGGAGCTATAGGATCTCCACAGTTAGTAGGATTTGGTGGTATGGATACTATGTCACAAGTTGCTGCTGGTAATAGAGATGAATATGCAAATATAAGAATGCAACAAGGAGATACAAGAGTGGTTGAAGGTGCAAAGATGCCTTCTGATTTAGATGCTTCATATTTAAAATTAAATTTACCAGGATCTCCTTTACCAGCTAATGGTTTACTAGTTCCTCAGAATTTAAGAGCTGCAGAAAGAAATCAAGATATGATTGGTGTAAATGAACAAATGTTCTTAGCAAAATATTTACCAGCAGCTGGATTAACACAGTTACCTGTAGGTCAGCCTCCTTTAGAATCAAAGAAAGGTAAGAAGTAAATGGAACACGCAAAAGCAAAAAAAGCTAAAAAAATGGCAAAAGATTTTATGGCTGCTGCAGCTATAGAAGAACAAATAGCTATGGCGAGTCAACCTGATTTACAGCCTGCAGATGGATATGTAACCCCAATGCATAGAATAGGTGTTGTACCTTCAGCACAATATTCATTAGGAAATATGACAGACGGATATACATCACGTCAGCAAGAAAACTCCATAATTTAGATAAGACTTATATAATCTCGTTTATTAAGGGTAAGTATAATTGTACTTAATGGAATTTATTTTCCAGTTTCACAGAACACAATTATGTGTTCGCTATCAGCAAACCTAGCTGACTTCTAAAAATGTTTATAGATAACG